CGGCACTATTGATTCAATGTCATTTGGGTTCAACGTCATTAAAGATTCGTGGTCTGATGATGGCAGTGTGCGAACCCTTGAACAAGTGCGTGTGTTCGAAATCAGTTTGGTGTCTTTCCCTGCCTACACCGCTACCGCTGGCACAGTGTCAGTTCGTGAACAACGAAACATTGACCCTGACAAACTTGCAGACAGTTTGGCACGGTTGGAATACGGTGAACAGTTAGACGCTGATCAGGCTGAACTGATTAAAACCGTTGTTGACAAACTAACTGACACCCCTGAACCTGCCCCTGATAACGGGTTGGAATTGCTGGAACTTCAGCAACTAAAATTGAAACTACTTGAGAAAGGTTTAGCACTATGACTTCTGTAAACGAAATCGAAATTGCTATTCGTGTAATTCGTGAAGTGTCGGGTGATCCGATAGTGGGTGCGATTGCTGAACTGTTGAAAGATTTAGAAGCTTCAGCGGTAGCCCCAAAGGATGTGCGAACAGTCACCCCGAAAGAAACACGCTAACTTACAGCGTGTAACCCCTGCCGATTCTACTCTAGGCGGGGGTTTTCTTTCGCCCTAAAGGGTGTTAAAAAAACTGCGGTAGAATCTAAACAGGTTCTGTGTCGGCACGGCCTAACGCTGGTCAGTGTCTGCACGTCAGCAAATTCCAAAAATCAAATTTATCTAAGGATTATTTAAAATGAGTGATTTCATTAAAGCTCAGTCGGAAACCCGTAACAATTTGGTTGCACAGATGCGTGAAGTTATTGACGCTGTTGCTGCCGAATCACGTGGTCTTTCGTCTGAGGAAAAGATTAAGATTGAGCGACTAGAGGCTGACATTGAAGCCCGTGACGCTGCAATTGCAACTGCCCAGAAGGTATCTGAGCGTGAAGCCCGTGCTGTTGAAGCCGCACAAGGTTTCGCACCGGTTGAAGCCCGTCAGTCAAACGATGGTGACCTTCTTCGTTCGATTGCTAAGGGTGAGATGCGTGGTCACGAATTCGTTCGTGAAACCCGTGCTGCCCTAGTTCCTTCGTCTAACACCGTTGGTCAATCGTTCTACAACCAGGTGTTTCAGATTGCACAGTTGGTCGGCCCTATGCTTACCACTTCGGAAGTGTTCAACACTGCTTCTGGTGAATCGCTAGTGATCCCAACCGTCACCGCTGTTTCTTCGGCTGGTTCGGTTGCTGCTGGTTCGGCTATCACCGAAAGCAACCCAACCTTCTCAAGCATCACTTTGGGTGCTGAGAAATACGCCGCACTTGTATCTGTTTCAAGCGAGCTTCTAACTGACGCTGGTTTTGACATCTCAGGTTACATTGCTCAGGAACTTGGAACTGCACTAGGTCTTCAGGCCAACAGCGTTCTAACCACTAAGCTTTCGGGTGCTGCTGGTTCGGTTGTTACTGGTGGAACTGGTGTTTCGGGTGCTGCTACTTATGAGAACCTGATTGACCTTGTTTACGGTATCGCTGACGGTGCGCGTGTTCTTCCAGGTCTGGGCTTCCAGATGTCGAAGACCGGTATTGCTGCTGCCCGTAAGATGAAGGATGGTGCTGGCAACTACATTTGGTCTGACAGTGCTATTCCAGGTCAGCCAGCCACCCTGCTAGGTTACTCGGTTTATGAGAACCCAGCGGTTGCTGCTGTTGCTACTGGTGCTAAGTCGGTTCTGTTCGGTCACCTACCTTCGTTCAAGGTTCGTGTTGCTGGCGGTATCCGTGTAGATCAGTCAAGCGACTACGCGTTCAACACTGACGTTGTGACCTATCGTGGAATTATCCGCCTTGACGGTGGCCTAACCCACGCTACCCACATTGGTTACTTCAAGGGTGGCGCAAGCTAAACACTTGCCCTTAAATTCACAACCCCCCAACAGCGTAGAGTTGGGGGGTTGTGTTTTCTCCTGCGTAGGGGGATTGCAGGAAACCTATGCGGCTTGAATTAGTTTCTCAAGTCGGCTGATGAAGTGAAGGCTGGTTTTGTCATTCCAACCTGGTTGCCCCAACCGTGCCTGATAGACCGCTAGTGAAGCTTTGTATTCTTCGACAGTCGGTGCTGGCGGTTCAATGTCTGCGTGATACTCAGATGGGGTAGGGCAGTTGCCGTTGCATTTGCGGATGCCTAAGTTGGCACTTTCAATTGCGTATTCCCACAGGTCAGACATTTTGGTTGTGAAGTAGATTCCGTCAGTTCTGAATCCGACTACAAACCGGTGGTTATCGTTTGTGTTGAACACGTGACCTTCTGGTGCGATTAGTGTCAGGCTGTCACCGTCATCTTGAAGGGTTGCCCCTGCACGTTTGATGGCGGCTAGTGCGTTTGTTTTAGTTGGCTTGACCATCTTGTTTCCTTTCCTATTGCTTCCTTGTATTTACATTCAACCACATTTCAAACAAAAAATGTTGCATTTCTACAAACTTTTTTGAACGTTACCAAACTGTTATTTTGCTACTATTTGAGTAACGAAAGGAAACAACGTGGGCAAATCGGGAAACCCTGCCAAACAAACCAAACCCCTAAACGGTGCAGTAGCCGTTTGGTCTAATTCACCAGGTATGCCAACCGGATACGGCGAACAGGCAAAACTGTTAATTGACTTGTTGAAACGTGACGGGGCTAAAGTGGCAGCCGTTTCAAACTATGGTTTGGAAGGTGTAGTTGATGAATACCGTTCACCTTATGGCCCTGTTCCACATTATCCGCGTGGGTTAGACACTTACAGTAATGACGTTGTAGGGATGCACTATGCACATTTTATGTCGCAACATCCTGACCTTCAAAAGCTCATAATCACCCTTTATGATGTTTGGATTTTGAAAGGTAAAGGTTGGGATGATAAACGGGTTGCGTCTTGGATGCCCCTTGATCACGTGACCCTGCCACCAGCAGTTGCGGATTGGGCTAGACGGGATAACGTCACCCCTGTTGCTATGGCGAAACACGGTGTGCGTCAGTTGAACGCTGCTGGTATTGAATGTGAATACGTGCCACATTCGATTGACACGAAAGTTATGAAACCCACTGACACGATTGGTGGGCGTGACGGGCGTGACTATCTGGGTGCAAATGACCGGTTTGTTGTGGGTATGGTTGCTGCTAATAAAGCTTCAGGTTTGGTTCACCGAAAAGCGTTTAGTGAAAACTTGCAAGCGTTCAGTGTGTTCCACCAGAAACACCCTGACACGTTGTTGTATTTGCACACCGACTTTATTGGTGGTGCAGGTGGTTGGAATCTGCTGAAACTGTTGACCGCTTATGGTATCCCGAAAGAAGCAGTGACGTTCCCTGCGTTGAATGATTACCGTTACGGTGTCAGCCGTGCAGACCTGGCTGGTTTTTATACCGCTATGGATGTTCTTCTTGCCGTGTCTTACGGTGAAGGGTTTGGTGTTCCCACTGTTGAAGCTCAAGCGTGTGGCACACCCGTTATCGGTTCTAGTTGGGCAGCAACCCCTGATCTGCTTTCTGATGATTGCTGGATGGTTGACGGCACTATGGCGTGGGATGCAGGTCAAGATGCGTTTTGGGTGACACCTAACGTGTCTTCGATTGTGTCTGCGTTGGAACTGGCTTATGAGCGTGGGCGTGGCCGTTCGCAAGCGTCTATTGATTTTGCTAAACAGTTTGACACTGAAACGGTTTGGCAAGAACACTGGTTGCCGTTGCTGTCAAAGTTGTTGGCGTGATTCCGGTTCTAGGTTTTGCGGTAGTCAATCAGTTTGCTAAAGCAGACCGTCTGTTGGCTTCCATTGATTACCCTGTTGAACATTTGATGATTGTTGATAACAGTGGCACTGCTTCGTGGAATCCTGTCAAACCGGATTGGGTGGCGAACCTATGGGTTGTGCGTGTGCCGTTCGGGTTAGGTTTGGTTGGGGCGTGGAATCTGATTGTGAAAGCAAACCCTTACGCCCCGTATTGGTTGCTGATTAATGATGATGCGTGGTTTGAACCTGGTGCGTTGAAACAAATCGCAGACGGTGTTGATTCGTCAACGCTGAACTTTATTGGCACAAACCCTGAATGGTCGGGTATAGCGTTAGGTGAAAAAGTTGTTGAAACTGTTGGCCTTTATGATGAACGTTTTTACCCTTTGTATTTTGATGATAACGATTATGAGCGGCGTATTACTGACGCTGGTTTTGTTATCAACCGTATCGGGGCTGTGGTTCATCACGAAAACAGCAGCACACTTCATTCTGGGTTTCAGTCGAAGAACGTGGTGAGCTTTAGAAACAACCAACTGCTTTATGAAATGAAGGTTGCCGTTGATGACTATTCTGAAGGTAACTGGTCTTTAGCGATTAGAAGGGCGAACCGGTGGGATTGAAAGTTTATACGGGTGGCACGTTTGATTTGTTCCACGCTGGTCACGTCAAGTTTTTGGAACGTTGCCGTCAGTTCGGTAAAGTCACGGTGGCGTTGAACACTGACGAATTCATTGAAGCGTATAAAGGTAAACCGCCCGTGATGTCTTATGAAGAACGGGCTGAAGTGTTGCTGGCTTGCCGTTTCGTTCACGATGTTGTGCCGAACTTTGACGGTGCTGATTCACGCACCGCAATTGACTGGGTTGAACCTGACTTGATTGTTATTGGGTCTGACTGGGCGGTTCGTGAATATCACGCACAAATGGGTTTTGATCAGGCGTGGCTTGATGAACGGGGTATTGGTTTGTGTTATTTGCCTTACACGAAGGGTGTTAGTTCGACTGACATTAAAGCCCGAATCAGTAGGCGGTAAACTAGAAGCGTAGGCTTTTAGAAGGTGTTTGATGGCGATTACTAACGGGTATGCAACCCTGACCGAAATAAAAACAAGTTTGCGAATCAGTGACACCATTGATGATGCACAACTGGAAATGGCTGTTGAAGCAGCCAGCCGTTTAATTGACGGTTATGCGCAACGATATTTTTACCCGTCAGGCACGGCTACGCGTGTGTTTGCGTCAGATAACACTTACCAGGTTGTTCTTGATGACTTGTTGACTGTGACTGAAGTCAAACTTTCTAGCCTTGATAACGGCACGTATGACACAACTCTTGTGCCAAACGATTACCAACTGTATCCGTTGAACAACGTTGTGGGCGGTCTGACCGGTTGGCCATTTACTGAAATGGTTTTGGCTGGCAACTATCTATCAGCCAACTATGGGTTCACTACTGGTTCGGGTAGGGCTAACGTTCAAATTACGGGAACGTGGGGCTGGTCTGCTGTGCCGATAGCCGTCAAACAGGCAACTATCATTCAAGCTTCACGCATTTTTAAACGTGCAGATTCACCGTTGGGTGTTGCAGGGTTTGGGGATATGGGTGTGATGCGTGTCAGTTCTAGCCTTGACCCTGACGTTCGACAGTTGATTGATCCTTACCGCCTTATGAGAAACTTTCAATAATGGCAACTGTTTCCCAAATCCGTGACGGCCTTGCCGCTAACCTTGCCACCATTGCAGGTCTACGCACTGCCGCTACTGTGCCTGATTCGCCTAACCCACCGATTGCAATTGTTGAACCGGTATCAATCAACTTTGACACCACGTTTGGGCGTGGGCTTGATGAATACTTGTTTAAGATTACTGTGGTTGCTGGTAGGGCTGATGAACGGTCAGGGCAAAACAAGATTGACGGTTACTGTAATCCGTCAGGGTCACTGTCAGTAAAAACTGCGGTAGAATCAGATAAGACACTTGGTGGCGTTGTTCAGACACTACGGGTGACTGGGCTTTCAACATATGGAAGCATCACAATTGCAGAAATACCATACCTAGCAGCAGAATTTGCTGTGTCGGTTTACTCTAACTAGGGAAAAAACTAAATGCCAAAATTTGTAGCAACAAACTTTCAGATTAGCTTGAACGGAACTGATCTAACTTCAAGCCTTTCATCAGCCACACTTGAAATTACTTCAAATGAAGTTGAAACCACCACGTTCGGAACTGCTTCGACTGCTTACCGCACTGTTGTTGGTGGAATCGTTTCAGGTTCGGTCAAACTAGACTTCTACCAGGATTACGCTTCAGCATCAGTTGACGCAACCCTAAACAGCCTGATCAACACGATTGGAACTGTGGTCATTAAGCCACTGGGTTCTGCTGTAACTTCAACTAACCCTTCATACACTGCCACCTGTCTAATCAACAACTACACCCCTGTTTCTGGCACGATTGGTGACCTGTCTTCGTTCAGCGTGACGTGGCCTACCACCGGCACAATCACTAGGGCAACGGCGTAACAAATGAGAATGAATCTACGCGTTGAATTTTTGGATGACACCAGCAAGAATGTGACTGCTATCGCTTCCGATATGGTGGCGTTCGAAAACGAATTCAATCTTTCTATTGCACGTCTTGAACACGAACTGAAGCTAACCCACCTGCTTTATTTGGCGTGGCACGTTGAACACCGCACGAAGGTTACGGGTAAACCGTTTCTTGAATGGGTGGAAGATGTTGCCCAAGTTGGTGTCGGTGATGCTGACCCAAAATCAAAGGGCTAGGCGAAACTTCAGCCCATTGGTTTATTGCCACCCTTGCAGTTGAAACAGGCATTGCCCCTAGTGTTTTGATGCAGGAAAGTGAACGAATGTTGTTCACGATGGGTAAAGTTTTGGTTGCTAAAGCTTCACCTAGTCAATAAAGAAACCCCCTACCAGGTTGGTGGGGGGTTCTTTAATTTGATGATTAGTTTGATAGCACTTTACAGTTGTGCAGTTTGCAGGAACAGTAAACGTATTGTAGGTAACCAGCCTGTTCGCCTTCGATTGTTAGGCGTTCGTCAATTTCAAAGTTTTTGTGCCAAACCACTTGTGACGCTGCTAGGTCAATCATTGATTGAATGTCTTGTTCGGTGAATCGGCTGTTGGCTACTATCCACGCGAATCCGTCAATGTTGGTTATGGCGTTGTATGCCAACCGAACCACTAGGGCCTGATAGTAGACGTTATCTGCTGGTATGTTGCCTTTACCGATTTCAATTAGTGCTGCTTCGTATTGAAATAGACCGTCTGTGATGTGGTCAATGGTGTCATAGGTTTCTGGGAACAGTTTTGCAATATCCCACAGTTCGGTTTCAATGTTTTTTTGACCGGTGATGATGTTTGCGGAATGTTCCAGCATTAGTTCGTTGTAAAGCTTTCGGGCTTCACCGCTGATTGGTTCGACTGTGTATGTGTCAGTGTTCATAGTTTTCCTTTTTCTAGTTACTGCCTTGTTCGTCTATTGAACCACACCTGGTGCGGTTTGGGCAACATTGAAAGGTAACGTTTTTGTTACCTGCGGTAGAATTGGGGTTGAAGGTGGTTCGCTGATGCTGAAACTTGAAATCCCTAAAACTGTGGGGTCATTGCGTTCGGCTGGCGTATCTGCAAAAAGTGCAAGCGTCAATGACATTCGTGAGCTTCAACGCCGTTTGAAGGCGATTGACCCTGCGTTTCGTAAAGCGTTACTGCGTCAGGCTAAAGAATCCGCTAAACCCGTTCAGAAGGCTATTAAGGATAGATTAGGGTCTGTGACACCGCCTAGCGGTATGGAACGTGGGCGTTTGAATTGGAACGCATCTACTGATGCTAAGGGGCGTGTTCATTCGCCTACTGATGTGAAGATTGAATTTCGAACTAAGTCTTCGGGTAGCCGTTTAGTTACTTCGTTAGTTCGTGTTCGTGCTGCTTCCCCTGCTGTTGCTATGGCTGATATGGCTGGGCGTTCAGGGCGGTTCATTGATTCTGGTTATAAAGGCACGGGGCGAACCAAGATGTATAAGTGGAAGAACACTGAGCGTATGCACAGGGTAAATGGTCAGGGTCGGGCGTTGATCCGTGCGTTGGGCGGTAAGGCTTCCCGTTTCGTTTATCCTGCTGCTGAAGCTTCGTTGCCACAGGCTATGCGTGAAGTTGACAAAGTGGTTTCGGATTTTGCGAAACTAGTAAATATGAAGGGTTTTTAAATGGCTAGTTCGATTATTCTTGCGGTCAAATCCGTCTTTGATGATAAGGGTTTGAAAAACGCTCAAAAAGAATTCAGTTCTGTTGGCAAGAAACTTAAGGGTGTTCTTGCTGGTGTTGGTATTGGTGTCGGTCTTTCTGCTGCTGTTTCCGCGTTGAAGGATGCTGGTAAAGCGGCAGTTGTTGATGCTAAGTCACAGGCAGTTTTGGCGAACGCCCTAAAGAACACTTTGGGTGCAAATGATGAAGTTATTGCGTCTGTTGAAGATTCGATTGCTAAGTTCCAAATGGCTTCGGGGGTCGCTGATGATTCCCTTAGACCGGCTTTTCAATCTTTGGCCACTGCTACCGGTTCGGTTTCTAACGCTAACAAGTTGATGCAGGTTGCACTTGACCTGTCAGCTTCGAAACAGATTAGCGTTGAAAAAGCAGCGTCTGTTTTAGGTAAAGCGTTTAACGGAAACACTACGCAACTAACCAGGTTGATGCCTGAACTTAAAGGTTCGTCAAACCTGTTGGGTGAACTTGAACAATCGGTTAAGGGTGCTTCTGCTGCTGCCGCCGCTAGTGATCCGTTCAGCCGTATCAATGTCATTTTTGGCGAGATGCAGGAAAAGTTGGGGCAGTATCTGATTCCGTATGTGAATCAGTTTGCTGAATACCTTGCGTCTGATGTTGGTCAACAACAAATGCAGGAACTGGTTGCAACTATTGGTCAGGCCATTATTGCTTTCAGCAACTTGATTGGTTTTATTATTGAAAACCGTGTTGCGTTGGAAGTTTTTGCGTTGGTTATTTCTGGCACGGCGATTGCGTGGGGTATTTATTCTGCTGCTGTCGCTATTATGCGTCTTCGAACTTTGGGTGCTGCTTCTGCACAGGCGATTCTTGCTGTTGCTATGGGTGCGGTGAACCCTTACGCGTTGACTGTTGGTATTGCTGCTTTAGCGTTGGTTGCTGTTGAACTTGCGTCTTCTACTCAGGCTGCTGCTGATGCTCAAGAAAACTTGAACAAAGCTAACGGCGAATATAAACCACCACCGATACAACTTCAGGCTTCCCCTACTGGTGGCCCACAAAACTTCCCGAAAAACCCTAAACCTGGCGATGTTTACACTTGGTTTAATTATTCTGACCCTGATAACCCAAACATTGCAACTTGGTGGCAACAAACTTGGAATGGCAAAACTTGGTCTAAGCCTGTCGCTATGACTTACACACCATCGAATACCGGTGTTGGTGGCGGTAAACCTAAAAATGCGTTTGCCGACTTTAGCAAAAAACTTATGGATGATGCTAAGAAACTTCGTGCCATTGGTGTTCTTCAGGGTAAAGGTTTGTCTGAAGGTTTGGCGGAAGCAATTGTTTCTAGCGGTGATCAGTGGGTTACTACTTACAACAAGATTGTAAATATGGGCAAGACTACACTTGCTGCCTTGCAGAAGCAGTTTAACGCAACCGGTAAGGGTCAAGATGAACTGACTGAAAAACGTAAAGCGGCCCTTGAGAAACAGAAAGCGGCTGATGAAGCTTATGCCGATTCGGTAAAGGAAACGTTTGGCAGTATTCGTGAAAGCATTATGGGCGCGTTTGACATAACCCAGATGGGTAAGACTGCTGGTGGTTTGTTGCGTAACGTGAACAAGTTGATTGCTCAGACTAAAGCGTTTGCGGATAACATCAGGTCTTTGGCTGGTCAGGGTTTGAACACGCAACTGTTGAATCAGTTGATTATGGCTGGCCCTATGGAAGGTGGGCGTTTGGCGGCTTCGTTGGCTTCGTCAGGTGCTGGTGCTATCGGGCAGTTGAACACTGGGTTTGCAGAATTTCAGGGGCTGTCAACAAACATTGCCGCTTATGGCACACTGTCACAGTTCGGTGACAAAGCTAACCCCGTGATTAATGTGGTTGTGAACGCTGGTATGGGAACTGACGGGGCTGCTGTTGGTAAGCAAGTAGTTGACGCTATTTTGAAATATGAGCGAACCACTGGCAAGATTTTTGTTAGGGCATAATGGCTAAACCTGTTGTTCGGGTGTTTTTGGGCGGTAGCACTGAAATCACTTCGTATGTTCGAACCCTTACCACTTCACGCGGTAAAAGCCGTGACCTTGATCAGTATGATGCTGGTCAGTTCAGTATCGTTTTAGATAACCGCACCCGTGCGTTTGACCCACTGTATACGTCTAGCCCGTTTTATTCGCTGTTGAAGATTCGTCAAGTGGTTTATGTCACCACAAACGGGGTCTACACCGGTGCAAACATTTTGACTGGTTTCATAAATGCGTGGGATTTGTCTTATGACGTTGGCGGTGATTCGATTGCCACCATTTCGGGTGCTGACGCTTTCACTTACCTGGCACAACAAACTTTAGATGATGTGACTACTACTGTTCAAAAATCTGGTGAACGTGTGCTGGTTGCGTTGGGTAGGCCGTTCGTTGGGGCTGGTGTATCGTTCAGCGGTGCAGGTGTAAATCAAGGCATCGTTAATGTGCTTGATGATCCGATTGTTGAAGGCGATAACGTTTTAGAGTATTTGCAAACTTTGGAAAAGTCTGAACGTGGTTCGTTGTTTGTTCAAAAGGCTGGAACTTTAGCGTTTATTGCTGCTAACGGTGGCACGAATACGTCAACAGTTTTGACTGATGACGGTGGCGGTATTCCTTACAACGCTATAACGGTCAACTATGGCACTGACTATATGTTCAACCGTATTCAGTTAGAAAACACGGCGTTGGATGTTGGCACGAAAGATAACACCAGCAGTATCACAGACTATGGTGCAACCGTGTTTTCTGATTCTGGTTTGCTGGTCAATGACCCTGCCGTGTTGCAGTCACAGGCTGATGTTTTAGCAACCCGTTATGGAACGCCTGAGTATCGTTTTGAATCAGTCACTATTGAACTGACGGGTTTGACTACTGCCCAACAGAATGAGCTTATCGGGCTAGAAATGACTAACCGTTTAGCGGTCGAATTCACCCCGAACAAGACCGGTTCACAAATTTCTAAAATGTGTCAACTGATTGGCATTAGTCACCAGGTTTCTGTTGACCGTCACCAAATGGTTCTAAATTTTGCTTCAGCCGATAACGGGCTGTTCACCCTGAATAACACTATTTTGGGTCGGTTAGACTATAACTTGTTAGGTTGATTGGATAACGTATGTCTTACAAAACTTGGGCTTCAGGTGAAGTTCTTACAGCTTCAGATTTAAACACGTATTTGATGGCACAAAGTATTCCTGCTTTTGCCACTACTGCTGACAGAAACACGGCTATTCCATCACCGATTGAAGGTCAGTTTGCTTTTATCGAACTGAACGATATCACCACCTATTACAACGGCACGGCGTGGCAAAACTATTTGTTTCCGTCAACTTGGATTGCTTACACGCCAACTTTGTCTAACATCACTTTGGGTTCTGGTGGCACTTCAGCGTTCTATTATCAGGTTGTCGGTAAGCAAGTCAACGTGCGTGGCCGTATAACTTTGGGAACGACCGGCACACTTACAGGCGCAGCAACATTTACCTTGCCGGTGACTTGCATTTTGTCTAACCAATTTTGGCAGTCAGGTGCATCCTTACTTGATTCAGGAACAAACTATTTTCAGGGTGTTGTTCAGTTGGGAACAACAGCAGCATCCCTGTATGCAGTCAATTCTTCTGGCACTTACAGCGTTTTGACTGCAACAAGTGCAACTGTGCCTTTTACCTGGGCTATTAATGATGTTATTAATGTTGGTTTTAGTTACGAAAGCGTGTAATGAGTAAGTTTGTCTGTGATGTGGTTGATTGCCCGAATAAAGACACCGTTTATGATTTTGGTGATCAATCCCCTGACCTTTGTGAATGTGGCGGATGTCACACGTTCCTTTATCCAATTGTTGAAGACGGTGACGCAAGTGAGTGATGAACGCCACCCAACAAATCAGGCCCTGCTGTTACGTATTGAATCACGGTTGACTGTTATTGAATCCAAAATTGACCAACTGGCTGATCACGAAGACCGGTTGCGTGAACTTGAAAAAGCCCGTTATCAGTCGGCGTGGATTACTTCGATTCTGTCTTCTGCTATTGCTTCTGCTGTTGTTTATCTGATTGTGAAGGTGTTCGTGTGACCATTTTTAAAGAACCGTTTTCGTCAAAGCTCAGGGGTGACGAATTTGGCAACCTTGCCCCGTATCGTAATGGCAGACCGCATCGCGGTCAGGATTGGTCACCGAAAGAATTGACCCCTATCCCGTCAATCTGTGACGGTAAGGTTCACAACGTTTTCTGGTCTGACGTGCTGGGTTGGGTTGTTGAAGTTTGGGTGCAGGAAGAAAAAGTTTTCGTGCAATATGCTCACGTTGCACCTGACACTGTGACGGTGAAGAAGGGTGACTTGATTAAGTTGGGTCACGTTATTGGCAAAATTGGTGGTGGCAAGAACACTAAAAGTGGATCCGCCAGCACCGGAAGCCATTTACATATGCAGGTGTCGAAGAAGGTTAATGGCCATTTGGCTTCTTACGCTGATCTGATTGACCCTATGAGCTTGTTTGGAAAGAAGAAGTAATGACCAGGTTGAAGGCTATTTTGAAGTTGGTGGGCTGGTTTATGTGGTTCACTATCGCCCTGTTGTTGGTGACTGTTTCGGCTGGTGCTGCGGTGGGTGCTGTCACTGGTAACTGGTTGAACGGTGTTGTGGTGATGTTTGGTGGTGCGATGTTGCTAGTGTTTGGTGAACTGGGTCGCACGATGATTCGCCGTATGAAGTTGATGTTGGAAGATATTCAACGGGCGTTCATTAAGGCTTCTGATTCGATTGACGAACAGGTGCAAGACAAGAAGTAGTTGTGCAAAAGAATAACCCCCAACCGTTTGGCTGGGGGTTTTCTTTATCCTGCGTAGGGGGATTGCAGGAAACTTAGGCAGAAACCTTGACGCTAACGATGCGGTCAAGAATCTTCTTGCCACACTGCATAACTAGCAAGTCATAGGCTAGTTTTTCATTTGCGGCTGGGTGGCGAACAATCTTTAGTTCGTTGGTTTCTGGGTGACGAACGGTGAAGTAGTAGGTCTTCATTACTGACTTGAATGACTGCATTTTGTTTCCTTCTGTTTGGTGTTGCTTCCTTGTAGTTACATTCAACCATATTTCAGCACCTGACCGCAACATTTCCGCAAACTTTTTTGGTCACAGTTTGGTAACAAAAATCACAACAGTTTGTTGTTCATTTTCATCGCTTCACGTTCGGCAGGTGTCAATGCACCCCACACCATTGCTTCTTCACCAGCCGCCATTGCGTAACCAGCACATTCGAACCGGATGGGGCAACGAAGGCAAACTTCTTTGGCTGCTTTTTCCGCTATGCGTTTAGTGGCAGGGTCGGTGTATAGGTCTAAATCAAACAGGTCAGGGTTTTCCCTACATTCTGGTTCGCCGTGCTTATCTAAAGCATCATTTAGTTCACGCCAAAGTTTTACACGCACACTGGGCATTTAGCCACCACACCTTTCACTGACCAATTGAACAGACGTGCAAGTTTGTATGCGTCAAGCAACGTGACTGGTTGTTGGTTTTGGCGGTCAATAAAGTCGCTTAGTTTGCTGGTGCAATAGTCGCATTTTAGATCAACTTGCTGTTTGTATTCGATTAGCAAAATGTCTGTTCCTTCCGTTAGGTTATTGACTGTAACAGAAAACCGCCGTAATGTGTGAATCGCCCCCACAGTTTTGTGAAGGCGATTACACGGCACAATGAAAGGAAAAGTTATGCCAATAACAAGTTTACCGATTAGTAAAGTCACGTCAGCGTTCTATCTGGGTGACCTGGTGAACGGCAGTGAAGAATGGCACGAAGCCCGTTCTAAAGGGATTGGTGGTTCTGAAGTTGGAACTATTGCAGGTTTGAACAAATGGGAATCTGCGTTCACTTTGTGGGCTAAGAAGTGTGGCCTGATTGATTCGCAAATTGCACAGTCGGAAGCGATGGAAGCCGGTTCACGTTTGGAATCGTTTGTTTTGGATTGGTTCAGTGAGCTTCACCCTGACCTTGCCATTGATCCGAACGTTGGCACTTATGAAGGTGCTGCTGGTTGGGATAGGGCTAACCCTGATGGCGTGTTTGAAGACGCTGACGGGTTTGGCATTATTGAAGTAAAGACTGCCCGTTTTGAAGATGATTGGGTTGTGCCACCTAAAGGTGTTGCTGGTGATGTTACTGGTGTGCCGAAACATTACGTGACACAGGTTCAATGGTATTTGCGGATTATGGGTTTTGACCGTGCCTATGTTGTGGTTTTGTTTGGTGGTCAAAAACTGCGTTGGTATCGAATTGATGCTGACCCGTTTCAGCAACAGGTTGATTTTGATTTGGCTGAACAGTTTTGGAATCTTGTTGAAACCCGCCAAAATCCTGGTTGGGATGGTTCAACATCTACTTATGAAACGGTTCGTGAACTGAACCCTGACATTACTGATGATGTTGTTGATTTGCCTACCGGTTTGGGTGCAGACTATTTGGGTTCGTTGGCTAAATTGCGTGAAGCTGAATTGTTGATGCAGGGTTACAAAACGCAGGTGTTGGCTGCTATGGGAACGGCTAAGTCGGCCCGTATTGACGGTGTTGTGCGTTGTGTTCGTCAGGCTGGCCGTAACGGTGCTGCCCCTTACCTAGTAAACAAAGAAGGAAAATAAAAAAATGGCAACATTTAATTTGAACGATTATGCGACTGTTGATGAAAGGTTGGCGTTACTTTACGCTGATCACCCTGACGCACGAATTATCACCAGCAACCTAACTACCCCGTCTGACCGTGCCGTTTCGATGTGGGTTGTGAAGGCTGAACTTTGGTTGATTGGTGCTGACGGTGTGCCGTTCTTGAAATCTACTGGTCACGCTTTTGAAGTTGACGGTCAGGGTATGGCAAATAAAACGTCTGCCCTGGAAAACTGTGAAACTGGTGCAGTGGGGCGTTGCCTGATGTTGGCAGGGTATTCTGGGAACAAGAAAGGGTTAGCATCTAGAACTGAAATGGAAAAGGTTCAACGCGGTGTGACACCGGTTGGGCGTGATTTTGTTGCTGAAGCTAACTTGCTGGATTCTAAGAAAGCGTTGCGTGAACTGTGGCAGGAAGCAAGAAAAGCGAACCAGCCGAAAGCCGTTTTGGATGCTATTCAGGTGGTGGCTGATGCGTTTGTTGATTCTGTGGGCGGCGGCGAAAGAAGTGTATGAGCTTTACCAAATGTGTCTAAAGCAAAACAGACCTGATTTGGCGATGCAATATCTGACTGAAGTTTCACGTTTGTTAGACAGGATTGATTATGAACTTTCAAACCCCTGATTCGATTATTGGTGACCTGGTTGCGGTTCGTGTTGAAGCCGGTAAGGGTGTTGACGCATTGTTTCAGGCTGAAAAAGATTTGATTGAGGCTGAACTAGATTTTGACCGTGCCTATTCGCAAGCGTTGTTGGCTGCTCAGGGAACTGTTGTTGACCGGCAAGCGTTGGCACAGTTGCAGTCGCTTCCTGAGCGTGAAGCCCGTGACATTGCCCGTGCGGTTGTGTCTAGGGTAAAGACTAAGTTGCGGATTTTGACTGAACAGCAAATGAGTATTCAGACACAGGCACGTATGGTTGAACTGACGTGGAAGACTAGTGGCCTTGAACGCTAAAACCCGTAAAGCTTTGTTTGAGCGTGACAGTCACCGCTGTTGGCATTGTGGCAGTGAAGAAGTGACAGTTCAGCACCGTGCCAATAGGGGAATGGGTGGCAGTAAAGAAATGGATAACGCCGCCAACCTGATTCTGTTGTGCTGGTTCGTGAACTTTGAAATGGAAGCCAGCGATAAGAAAGCCCGTGAAGCTGAACTGTATGGCTGGAAAATAAGCCGTTACGCTGATCCGACTTCAATCCCTGTTTGGCATTACCCGTCACAGTCTTGGATTTTGCTAAATGATGCGTGGGGGCGTAGCATAATCGTTTGAAACACTTCTTGAAAGGAAAACAAAGTGTTAAATGTAACTGCCCGTGTTTTGGTGGGCGATAATCGTAAACGTTTGGCTGAACTTGATGCCGGTTCGGTTCAGTGTGTTGTAACTTCACCGCCCTATTGGGGTTTGCGTGATTATGGGCAAGAAGATCAGATTGGTCTTGAATCTACGCCTGAAGAATTTGTTGAAGAACTTTGTTTAGTTTTCGATGAAGTTTGGCGTGTGCTGGCCGATGATGGCACTTTGTGGTTAAATCTTGGTGATACTTACTGCACTATTCCACACGGTTCTAAAGGTGTAAACGCACCACAAAGTTTTGAACACAAAGGTAGTCAAAATAGGGGTCAAGATAGAAATGGTGCTGCTACTTCAGGTGGTGGTCACGCAAACAGAAAACCCTTACCTGGTCTAAAACATAAAGACCTTGTTGGTATCCCCTGGCGTGTAGCTTTTGCGTTGCAAGAACGTGGCTGGTATTTACGTCAAGACATTATTTGGGCCAAACCAAACCCTATGCCTGAAAGTGTCACTGACCGTTGCACAAAGTCACACGAATACATTTTCTTGCTGACTAAAAAACCTCAATACTATTTTGACAACGTATCAATCAAAGAACCCGTTAGTGAAGTTAGTTTAAAACGTGCAGAATACGCCTTTCACAGTGATAGACCTTCCACAAAAAATGCTTCAATGGGTGGTGCTGGTATTCATACTGAAAAAATGGGTTCACGTTTTGTAAACCCAGAAGGTAGAAATAAGCGTGACGTTTGGAACGTGGCCACTAAACCATATGCTGAAGCTCATTTTGCAACTTATCCACCAGAACTGATTTTGCCTTGCATTTTGGCTGGTTCGAAAGAAGGTGATTTGATTCTTGATCCGTTTAGCGGTTCTGGAACAACAGGGCAGGTTGCTATGCAATTAGGCAGAAACTATGTTGGTTGCGAACTTAATCCCGAATACGCTTCCTTGAGTGAAAAGCGTTTGACGGATGCTATTGGAATGTTTGGAAGTGTCGAAATTGTTTGAAGAAAAAGAAGAACCCGTTTACTGCCATAACCGTTTAACTATGGTTGCGTGTTCGCGGTGTGGTGCTGACGCGTTTAGTGCTGAAGCGTGGATTAAACGGCAGTTGCGTGGTTCGTCAAAACTTTGTGCCGATTGTGAACGCACACCGGTTCTAGTTATCAAACCTAAGAACCAGGTTGAAGGTATGTGCCGTGTTTGGCACGGTGACTATGACTGGGATGATCACCCGTTAGATTCTGACGGGCAACGGTTCACAGGCGATGTGGCGTTGTGTGGTCATAAGGATTGCATAAACGCTAACCACCGCCCTGAAATGGTGCTGAAACGCCCACCACGCCCTTCTGAAGTAGTTTCTATGGATGCCCGTAAACGCAAAAAGATAGCAAAACGCAAAAAAACCACTTTTAGTCTTGAACTGTGGTTGGCTGTTGCTGAAGGGTCAGGCCAATTGTGAAGCTTCGAGTAGGGTCACTGTTTAGTGGCTATGGGGGTCTTGATCTTGCCGTGTCTGCTGTGTTGGATGCTGAAACGGTTTGGTTTTGTGAATGGGATGATGCCCCGTCTAAAGTTTTGGCGGCACGGTTTCCAGGTGTTCCCAATTTTCGTGACGTTTCGAAAGTTGATTGGGCGAATGTTCCGCCTGTTGACATTTTGACTGGTGGTTTTCCGTGTCAGGATGTTTCGCTTGCTGGCAAACGTGCCGGTTTGATGGATGGCACACGTTCAGGTTTATGGTCTGAATTTTTTAAAGCAATTACTATTTTGAAACCTAGATTGGTGGTTATTGAAAATGTTCGTGGATTACTCTCAGCTTCAGCAGATAGCGGTGTTGGAACAACAGACGGGTTTGTGGTTGAAAACGCAGGTGACCCCACTATTCGGGCCATTGGTGCTGTTTTCTCAGACCTTTCCACCATCGGGTATTCTGCACGATGGCAAACTGTTCGTGCCGCTGACGCAGGGGCAGCCCACAACAGGGCTAGGGTTTTCATCGTTGCATTCCCAGAATCAGGAACTTCTTCGAACACCGATTAGTTCTGAAGCTGAAGGTGGGGCTATTCATCCTGAAGATGCTAAAGCCGGTGGCAATAACCTGAAACTGGGTTGGCAGATACTGGGGCATTTTGGTCACATTGAACCTAAGTTGCCAACAATTAAAGCCCGTGATTCTGTTGCTGAAGGTTATGAAGCAGGGTTGCGCCGTCAATCGCCCCAGATTGGAACGATTGTTAAGGGCATTGTTGACCGTGATCCACGCGCAACTTCTGAACCTAAGTTGCCTACGCCTGTTGTGAATGATATGGGTGCAGGTAAAACTGTTGAATGGTGGGATGAATGGTGTGCCGCTACAAAAAAGAAGCACAACAACAGTAACGGTCACGGCCCTAGCCTGAATGTTGAAATGTTGCGTTTGTTGCCCACCCCTAACACGATGGATGGGTTACCGGCTAGAACGCCTGAAAAGATTGCGGAAAGTAAAGAACGCACACCTGCTGGTTATTCGAATCTTTGTGAATCGGTTGTAAATGATCTGTTTCCTACGCCGGTTGCACAGGAAGGCATTAAAGCACCGTCACAACAAACGTCTGAAGTCAAAGGCAAGAACGGTCAGGTTTGGCTGTCTAACGTCGCTAAAGACATTGAAGCGATGAATGAACCCGTTGACTTGATTGGCACACCGCGAACCAGCAGTGCAAACGGGTCAACACCGAAACAGGTAGCGAACGGGGCAACAAAGTCGCGCATTGAAGACCAGGTTCTAACTACTTCGTGGGGCAAGTTCGAACCAGCAATTCAACGTTGGGAACAAGTCATTGACCGCCCAGCACCAGCACCAACCAAACCTGACGGTAAAGACGGTCAACACCGTTTGTCTAGCGAATTCACTGAATGGTTGATGGGCTTACCGGAAGGATGGGTTACTGATCCTGAATTGGGTTTGACTAGGAATGAGCAGTTGAAGCTTTGTGGGAATGGTGTTGTGCCACAACAGGCAGCATTGGCCCTAAGAATGATGCTTTCTGACTTTATTCCAGAAAAAAATGATGATGCCGTGATGCCGACTTTGACCACAAATGGAACGGGTAGGCATTCTGCTGGCTATGATTCGTTAGGCACTTTACAAATGCTTGAAGTTGCTAAGGGTGTTTTGCCGAAGGAATACACTTCGTGGGAACAGGTGAACGCTAAGATTCCTGCTGAATGGCGTGATGGTAATGCTGGTAAGGAAAACAAATGAGCGTTGAAGCTATCTCGCTAGTGCTTAATCATTCGAAAGCAACAGGTCGGGCAAAACTGGTTCTTATCGGTATCGCAAACCATTTAGGCGATCAGGGTGCGTGGCCGTCAATCGCCACCTTAGCCCGTTATGCAAATGTTGACACCAGGTCGGTGCAACGTGACATTAAAAACTTGGTGGAACTGGGTGAACTGTCTGTTGAAAAGAACGCCGCACCGGTTGGTGGGCAATACAAAACAAACCTTTACTGGATAACAATCGAACCGTCAGGGGTGACAGATTGGGTCAGCAGGGGTGACAGTTCTGGCAGTCAGGGGTGTCAGGTTTTGCAAACAGGGGTGACACCTGCTGTCGCACAAAACATAATTAACCATAAAGAACCTTTAAGTAAGAAAAAAAGTTTCAACGCGGATTGGAAACCGTCAGCCGAATTGACTAAATGGGCTAACCAGGTGAACCCTGATTTGGATGTGACTGACGCTGTTGCCCAAATGATTGATTATCTTCTTGCCACTGGTAAAGCTACAGCAGTGAAAGACATTGACGCACGATTTCGCACGTGGGTTCGAAACAGTGTAAAGTTTGGAAAACCGCAGAAAAAGGAAGTGACGGAATTTGTTCCGTTTATTGGTAAAAGATTGTGAATGTTGAAAAAGCAGTGATTGGTGCGGTGCTGCTAGACAGTGGCCGTTGCCTTGATGAATTGACGCTTAGACCGGCTGACTTTGATGATCCCCGTCACGTTCAGATTTGGGGCAAGTTTCTTGATAATCAGTCACAGGGTAAACCTTGTGACACGGTTTCGATGATTGCCGAATTGCCTAAACTGGCTGAATTGTTTTATGACTGCACTTCGGCTTGCCCGTCTGTTACGTCTGCCCCGTATTATGCCCGTCAGGTTTATTTAGCTTCAATGCGTAGGCAAGTGAAGTCTGCTGGTTATGCGTTGGTGGATTTGACTGACACTGATGATCCTGAACAGTTGCTGGAAATCGCTTATAAGCGTTTGGATGATGTTGCAGAAAATGAGCAAACTGAAGATGTTGTGTTTATGTCTGAACTGTTTGGTGACTACTATCCGACTATTGGTGAACGTCAGTTTCACGCCACTTCGGGCATTGCTTCGTTGGATGAATTGTTGAACGGGTTTAGACCTGGTGGCCTTTACATTATTGGGGCTAGACCGGCAACGGGTAAGACTGTGGTTGGTTTGCAGGTCGCGTTTGGTTTGGCACGTAACGCTAACAGTTTGCCTGATGGTGAAAATGCTGGTGCGGTCACTTTTCATTCGCTAGAAATGTCTAAAAGGGAACTTTTGAACCGTTTGACTGCTCAAGTGTTCAACATTTCGTTGACCAGGTTGGAACGCGGTGACGTGAACGCCGCTGAAAAGAAAATGATTCAATCCCAGATTCACGAAATTGGTCGAATGTTGGCGATTAATGACCGTTCGAATCAGTCGGTTGCGTCAATTCGCCGTTATGCCCGTTCGGTGGTTCGGCGTGGTATCCCGTTGAAGGGGATTGTTGTTGACTATCTGGGCCTGATTAGTGATGTTCAGTCTTCTGGGCGTTCACGTTATGAAGCTATGACTTTGGTTAGTGGGCAGATGAAGGCGTTGGCTAAAGATTTGAACGTGCCGGTTGTGTGTTTGGCACAGTTGAACCGTAACGTTGAAGGGCGTAAAGATTCTGCACCCGTGATGGCTGACCTGCGTGATTCGGGTTCGATTGAACAGGATGCTGACGTTGTAATGCTGTTGCACCGTAAAGCGTCAGTGACTGCTGCTGATCCAAACCTGTTGAACGTGTTGCAGGTCATTGTGGCTAAGAACCGTCACGGTCAAACTGGTGCAATGGAATACCTGTTTGAAGGTGCGTTTAGCCGTATCAGGGAAGTGTGACTTGCTACGCTTAAGGTGTGTATCAGTTTGCTCAATGTGTTCGTTGCGGTTACCGGTGGGAAATCACCGCGAAACGCAACAACTTGTTGGCAAAATGTGCATCCTGTAAAACAATAAAACGGGAACGCATTGAATACGATGATGAAACGTGTTTGGCGTGGCAAGGCGATTTTGACCGTGAAGATAATCCGATAATGAACGGCGTTTTGTATCTTCCAGGTTTTCGCATTTGCCAGCACCGTGATTGTTGTAATGTAAACCATATAGTGCCGTTCGAAAGGAATGAATAAAAATGGCGTTGAACATTGTTATTGATGAAGTTACTGTTACCGGTTTTGTAAACAAGATTTTGGGTGACAAAGGTTTTGAGCTTGCTAGACCGATTAGCAAAAAGAATGATGCTGGTCAGTGGGAAGAAGTGGGCAAAAACTATTTCAAGGTTTGGATCAGCCCTGTCACTGTTGAAGTGAACCAGCGTGTTGATGTTGTGGGCCGTTTGTCGGTTCGTGAAACTGAGTATGAAGGTAAGACCCGTGTTGAATTGCACGTGTCTGCAACTTCTGTTTCTGCTGCTGTGAAGCGTGGGCAGTCTGCCCCTGCTGTGGATGTTTCTGCCCCGTTCTAATGTTGCCTATTCTGTTTGCGTGGGGTTACGGGCTGGTGTTGTATCTGCTGTCTTGGAAATGCCCTGACCCTACGCTTGCAGGTATCGGTTATGGTTTAGCGTTGTGGCAGTTTATCGCTGGTGGCATTTTTGCGTGGCGGTATAGCCGTGAAGACGATTAGTTTCATTGTTCCAGGTTTGCCCATAGGTCAAGGGTCTATGCGTCATATTGGCGGTGGTCGAATGATTGCGTCTAACGATAAAGCTTTGAAGTTGTGGCGTGACCAGGTTGCTTTGGCGGTTCAGCAGGAACGTAACCGGTTGGGGGAAGTGGTTCAGTTCACTGGTGCGGTTCGGTTGGATGTGAAGTTTTGTGTTGAACGCACAAAGGCCGCATCTAAACGCACACACCCTGTTACCCCGTATGATCTTGACAAACTGGTTCGTTCGATTGGTGACGGCATCAGTGTCAATTGTGACTTGCTGGTGAATGACAGTCAGATTTGTGAAATCAACGCGTCAAAGGTTTTTGCGGATGGTTGCCCGTTTGGTGGTCACATAACCGTTACCGAACTGTAACCAAAAAAGTGTGCTGAAATGCTTCCGTTGTTGGCGGTTTTCTGCTTCAATGTCATTGCAAGGTAGTTGAAGAAAGGAAAACTAATGACTACTGATCATAAATTGGATTACCTGGTTGGCGTGTATGTGGCAGCGTCAAAGTTCTACCGTGAAGCCCCGTCAATGGATTCGTTCACGGCACAACTGTCAGCGTTTGACAAACTGTGTAGCCACACCGGATTTGATGAACCAATGATGATTCAAGATTTGAAGAAACGGGGTGTGTTTTAATGTGGCGTGTTCTAGTGTTCCTGACTTGCTGGTTGGGTGTTTACTGGTTGGCTGACACTTTGCCGTTTGTTGTGTATTCGGTTGTGTCTTTCATTCTGGTTGGTGCGTTTTGGGCGTTGTGTGTTTGGGCGTGGAAGTTGGGTGACGTTCGTGAAGAAGACTAGGCCACCTGTTCGTGCGTTGGATGTTTTGCGTCACGGCAACGGGAAACACCGTGCGGTGCGTGTTCGAAATCCTAAAACTTGGTGGCAGCACTGGTTCAGGTTGAAGAACCAAACTTGGTATGTGTGGCTGAAGCTCAGGGGGTTGGTTCGCAAATGACTGCAACTGATTATGATGCTGAAATGTTGCAACTTGACCGTTGGCGTGAAGCCGGTAAAAGTGTTGGGCGGCAGTTGGGCGTGTTGCAGGAACGTAGACGTGTTGTTGCGTTGCTGGAAGCGATGATTGCTGATGGCGATTATGTGAAGTCGAATGGTTTGAAGTCTTTGGAAAAAGCAATTTTGGTTGTGGAAGGAACGCTGTGAAAAAGTTTGTTTTAGTGTCGGGCGGTTTTGATCCGTTGCATCAGGGGCATTTGGCTTACCTTGAAGCTGCTTACCGGTTGGGTGATGGCCTGATTGTTGGGTTGAACAGTGACGAATGGTTGGCACGGAAGAAGGGCAAGGGGTTGTTGCCGTTTGCTGACCGTCAGGCGGTTCTTGACGCGTTATGGATGGTTGATGAAGTTTGGGCGTTTGATGATTCTGACGGGTCTGCGTCTGACTTTATTCGTAAGGTCATTGATCAGTTTCCTGATTGCCGTTTTGTGTTTGCCAATGGCGGTGACCGTGACGGTTCGAACATTCCTGAAATGTCGGTTGATGATTACCGTCTAGATTTTGCTTTCAGTGTTGGCGGTAGTGACAAGATCAACAGTTCATCAAACATTCTGGGCGATTATGTTGCGTATCACCGTGAACAGTTTTGCCAGGTTTTGCAGGATGAAGTTGACGGTTGGGTTCGTCAGCCTTCGTTCAGTTACCCTAAAGCTTTGACTGCCCTAATCGAAAAAATAAAGGAAAACAAATGAGCGAACAAAAACTTCAGCAAATGTTTGAACTGACCGATAAGTTTCTTGCCCCGTATCACAACGGCATTGCCGAAGGTGAGCAGCGTGAGCGTGAACGCATAATCAAACTGCTTGAATTTGAACTTTGGGAAGCGTTTCAGAAAAGCCATAACGAACGACCAGCGTGGGCAACTATGGGTATGTTGGTTAGGGCTATTAAGGGAGAAAGCAAATGAGCATTGACACACCAGAAACAATTGTTATTCCCCGTGCGGAATACTTGAAAAGCATTATTGAAGCGTGTAACAACGGGGCTGCTGCTGAACGAAGCATTATCAAAGACCGGTTGCTTGAACTACGTTCACTAACCGAACCAGGTTCGCCAGCGTCTATAGAAATCACGAAGTGGGTGAATCAACTTGGTTAGGCCTTACGATTTGCACGAAGCGTCACTGCTGTTGCGTTCTGACCTTGAGTGGTCGGATGATTTTGATGCGGTCAAAGATTCGTTAGCGGATTTGCTGGAAGCGATTCAAACTAACCTGTCTGCCCGTCAGATTGAAAAGCTTGAACCTGCCCTGTCTGATTTTGTTGCAGACTTGTTGGATGATGGGCAGTCGCTGATCATTCCTAACCCGTTAGGTCGCTAATGTTGGAAGACTTGACACCAAAAACTAAAGTGTGGCCGTGTAAAGTTCGAACAGTCGCAGAAACTTTAGAACCTAAAGACCAGCAACTGTTGACTGATGCCGTGATGAACCCTGACTGGGCGTTTGCTACCCTAGAAACAGCCCTAAAAACTAAAGGGGTTGTGTTGGGTGCGGCATCTATAAAACGTCACCGGTTAGGTTTATGTTCGTGCTGGAAAATCTAGGCGTTGCCCCGAAACAAACCGTCACCCCTTTAGGTGCGGTTGCTGTCGAATTTGATGGCACGGTGGGAACAGCCACCACACCAGGTTTACCAGATGGGGCAGACTTCACACAGTTTCTAATTGACGCAGGTTATTCACCTGAAGATTATGAAGTTGTTGGAACGCCACGCACTAGCCGTTGGCAACGGTATGACGGCGAATGGCTAACCGCCTACCGGTTCAGTTTCCGTAAAGTCACCGTGTTGCCCGATTTGCCGTTGCTGTATGCCGAAGCAAAAAAGAAAACAAACCTGAAACCTGTCAAAGTTACAGGCAGTAAAGCTTTGGTTGTGTGTTGGTCTGATTTGCAGATTGGCAAGGTTGATCATAGGGGCGGTGTTACTGAACTGGTGGCACGTGTTGAAGCGACTAAACAGCAACTGTTTGATTTGGTTCGGCGTGAAAAACCGTCACAGATTGTTGTGCTGGATGTTGGTGACTTGGTTGAAAACTTTGGTAACGCTGCTAACTTGCAACAGTTGCGAACTAATGACCTTTCAATTATGGGTCAGGTTGATTTGGCTACCACTATCATTTTTGACTTGTTGAAACAGTTGGCGGCGTTAGTGCCTGACATTGTTTATGCGTCTGTTGGTTCGAATCACTGTCAGTGGCGTGTGCAGAAGCAAGTTGTTGGCACACCAACTGATGATTGGGGCGTGTTTGTTGGCCGTCAACTGGCACGGTTAGCTTCAGAAACTAAACTGCCTGTCAAGTTTTATGAACCAGCGACACACGATGAATCTTTGACCCTTGATGTGTTTGGTCATCGTATCGGGTTACTGCACGGGCATCAGGTGAGCAGACCGGAAGGGTTGCCCGATTTTTGGCGTAAGTCTTCGTTTGGTGGTTCGCCTATTGCTAACGCAACAATTCTGGTCACGGGCCATTTTCACCATTTACGCGTTACTGAATTGGGTGTTGATCAGTTTGGTGCGTCACGATTCTGGGTTCAAGCAGCCACCCTTGATAACGGTTCGGGTTGGTATATGCGTTCTAGTGGTGAAGATTCGCAACCAGGTTTGGTTTGTTTTACTGTTGAAGAAAATAAAAAGTTTGCTGGATGCGTTCAGAAACTGGTTGTTTAGTGTAGGGTTTTAGGTGTCGGTAGCAGTCACCTGTTTACGAATGAGCAGCGAATTCTTTGGTTAAAAATTCATTTGTGACTGTTACCGCGTTGGGCTGGTCTGGTTAGTCACGGGTTTCTTCCTTGTGTGTTTTCCTTCCCCGTTAACGGTTCGATTCCGTTTCAGCCCACTAGCCGTTGAAAGGAACGAAATGGCTTGTTTGGATGATTTTCAAAAAATAACTGTTGGTGCTGCTACCGTGTTTCACGGTTCTAATCTTGACGTGTTGCCGTTTATGGCTGATAACAGTGTTGATTCGATTGTTTGTGACCCACCGTATGAGCTTGGTTTTATGGGTAAGTCTTGGGATAGTTCCGGCATTGCCTATTCGGTGGATTTGTGGCGTGAGTGTTTGCGTGTGTTGAAACCTGGTGGGCATTTGTTGGCGTTTAGTGGGTCACGCACTTATCACCGTATGGTGGTGGCTATTGAAGATGCTGGTTTTGAAGTTCGGGATATGATTTCTTGGATTAGCAACAAAACGTTCCCCAAGTCAATGAACATCAGTTTAGCGATTGATAAAGCGGCTGGCTTGCAGAAAGACCGTGGAACGGCTATCAATGTTGGCGGAAAAGGTGACCGCGCTGACATTGAAACCAGCGTTAGTGTTGCAAATGGCAAGTTGCAAGAAGGCTACAAAGAACCAAAAAGTGATGATGCTAAGAAGTGGGCTGGTTGGGGAACAGCGTTGAAGCCTACTGTTGAACCCGTTGTGCTTGCCCGTAAACCGGTAGATGGCACGATTGCTGAAAACGTGTTGGCGTGGGGTGTTGGTGGGTTGAACATTGATGCAAGTCGAATCGGCACAGATTCAATCACAATCAACACATTTGATAACGGGGCTAAACCATTTGGTGATGCTGTTGGTGAACCTTATAGCAGTAAGCAAGTTCAAGGGCGTTGGCCTGCAAACGTCATTTTTGATGAAGACACAGCAGGGCTACTAGACGAACAAAGTGGTGTCACCAAATCACCGCAAAACTACATTGCTAAAGGTGGAAAGACAAACAAAATCTATTCTTCTGGAATTGGTGTCGAAATCGGTGAATGGCATAAAGAGTATGGCGATTCGGGTGGTGCTAGTCGTTTCTTTTATGTTGCTAAGGCTTCTAAGCGTGACCGTAACGAAGGGCTAGAAGAACTGCCAAAACAAATGTCACGCAAGTTTGCTCAAGACGAAACCACACTAGCCACTATGCCGTTTGGTAAAGAACCCGTGCAAAACTTTCACCCGACAGTCAAACCCACCGACCTAATGCGATACCTAATCAAGTTAGTTACCCCTGCTGGCGGTATCGTGCTAGACCCATTCACCGGTTCAGGTTCAACAGGTAAAGCAGCACTGCTAGACGGTTATCAGTTTGTTGGTATCGAACTAACCGCCGACTATCTGCCCATTATTGAAGGGCGTTTGCGTTGGGCTGATCAAGAACACCGTGACCAGGTTGCAAGGCTGGAAGCCGAAGAAAAAGAAACCCTGTTCTAATGCCCGTCTATGACTACAAATGCCCCGACTGTGGGAAGACCCGAACCCAAACAATAAGTCTGAAAGACGTTGACACTTTCAAAGCTGTGTGTGCGTGTGGTGTGGTTATGGTTCGTGTGTATGGTGTAGCAGCCGTCACGTTCAAGGGAACGGGATGGGGCAAGGATTGATTGATTACCGTTTATGGGGAACATTCCAGGTTCTAGGCGAAAACCCCGTGTGTGTAAAACTACTAACCGTCAACCCACACAGTCGCTTATCGTTACAAACACACGAACACCGCGCAGAAGTTTGGTATCCGCTAACTGACGGGTTACAGGCCATAATCGGTGCAAGGCACATAGACCTGAAAGCTTTGACGCGTTACCGTATCGGTGAAGGTGTTGAACACAGACTGATCAACCCGACAAACAAACCGTTACAGGTTATTGAACTGATGTATGGCGTATATGATGAAGCCGACATTTTTAGGATTCAAGATGACTACGGGCGGTAACGTTTACGTTTTTGATTTAGACGGCACACTGTGTATTTCTAAACAGTTACTGCCCTACCCGATACGGGAAGCATTGACAGACTTAGCAGCATCTAACCGTGTCGCTATCCTGACCGGTGGCACACTGACCCAAATCCAAACACAGGTGCTTGACCTGCTACCTGGTGTGGAACTGTGGGCGTATGGATGTTCTGGCACACAATACCAGCAACCTAATCAACCACCGGTTTACACTGCGATACCAGCAACAGACCGTCAACGCATTATCGCCGTAGTCAAAAAGAAAACTAAAGAATTGGGCTATTGGTGTGAACATCCTGCTGGTGACATTATCGAAGACCGTGTTAGTCAGGTCACGTTCAGTGCGTTAGGGCAACACGCCAACCCCGAACTGAAACTGAAGTGGGATACTGACGGCAGTAAACGCCAACACATTATTGAACTAATAACCCCACACCTGAACGGATACGTTGCACATCTAGGCGGTTCAACCAGCATAGACATCACACACCCAAACCAAACCAAACAGTTAGGTGTGACACTAATCGCTGAACATTTAGGCGTTGACGTTAGTGACATCACGTTCATAGGTGATGACCTTGAACCAGGTGGCAACGATTATCCCGTGACCCTAACCGCTGCCCGAACTATACCAACCCGTAACTGGTTACACACACTGCAACTAATCAAACAGTTCAATGAGTA